CGGCCGGCAGTCAGGATCGCCCCGGTCTTGTTCGCGGCGGAGGACGTCGCGACGATCTGGTTGATCCCCGCCGCGGGGAGCGTGATCGTCCCGTTGTCCGCGACGGACTGCGAGTTCGCGCACGGGCTCGACAGGGGGCCGGCGACGTTGAGCCGGACGCCCGTCTGGATGGTCTCGCTGCTGTCCGTCGTGACGAACTTCAGGTACGCGACCGACCCTTCCTTGATCGACAGGGCGTCCGCGAGGTTGTCGGTGAGCGACACCAGGAAGGTGCCGGTCGTTCCCGTCTTGCCCTTGACCGTGTCCACGCGCAGCGTCTTGAGGACGTCCACCGACTCGGACGAGTCGGTCGTCACGACCGTCAGGTACGCGTTGGATCCCTCGCGGATCGTCAGGGCATCCGCGACGTTGTCCTTGACGACGATGTCGCTCGACCCCGAGGTGAGCGCCGAGACATCGATGATGCTCGACATCGTGCCGGAGTACGTGATCGCGCCGGTGTGCGTGGTAGCGCCCGCCGCCAGCGTCGCGGCCGTCAGGAGCCCGGTGATCGTCAGGTTGCCCGAGTCGTCGAGCGTGTAGACGGCCGTTCCGCCGATGACGTAGGATTCGACAGTCGTCATGTCAGTACACCGTGGGCGTGGGGTCGGTGAACCCGCGGTCCATGTCCAGCGTCGCGCCCATCCGCACCTTCACGGTGGGCAGGTCGGCGCCGTACATCTTGAGGAGCTCGCGGAGCTCGGAGATGGCGTAGGTGTCATCGTAGGTGACACCGGGGAGGGTGAACTTCCGGGCGCGGCGGGCGCGGTCGGCGAGCAGGACCCGGAGCCCCATCGCCGTGGCGGCCTCGACACTCCCGCCAGACGACAGGAAGTAGTCGATCTCGTCGTCCTCGAACACGTACCCGGTCGGAACGGTGTCGGTCAGGTTCAGGCGAACCTTGCCGCGGTCCGTCGCGATGGAGTACGTGAACGCCACGGCGCTACTCCGCCGCCGCGGGGGCCTTCTGCGCCTTCGCGACGGCCTTGCCGACCGCCTTGGCGAGCGCGTCGACCGAGGCATCGGAGAGGTCCACCGGGAGGCTCGCGGACTCCAGCACGGCGGCCGGCTCGAGGTGGTTCGTGCGGAGGGCGTCGCGGATCTCGACCAGCGTGTCCTCGATGCGCAGGAGCGCGGCGAGCTGGCGCTGGGCGATCTCGTGCGGGACTGACACGCCGAACGCGGCGGCATCCCGCTTCTCGTCGCGAGCGTACCGCTCGGTCCGGAACGCCTTGGCCTCCGGCTCGATCACGACGTGCTCGTGGCGTGGGCGGACCAGGGCCGCCACTGGATGACGCCGCACCCGAAGTAGGACACGAGCCGCACCGTGACGTTGCCGTTGTTCTCGTCGGGCGCCGAGACGAGGATCTGCGGCATGCCCGAGTCGTAGGCCCGGAGGCCCGCCTTCGCGGCGCCGAGGAACCACCCGTCCGTGTCCGTGAGGTACGGCCACGTCACCACGTTGAAGCGGTTGGCGTACGGGTTGATGTCGTTCTGCGCCGTGCCCGGCTTGCCCATCGAGTGGACGAGCACGTCGGCCGCCGCGGAGAGCTCCGTGGGCACGAGCAGCATGTCCGGCATCACGTTGCCGACGAACTCGCCCGCCTCGTTGTAGGCGTTGGTCTTCATGTGAAGGACCCACGCCGCGTTGAGGTTGGTCGAGTCGAGCGCGTTGCCGTCCTGGTTGTACAGGGTCGTGCTGGTCTTCAGCGCGAGCGGGTGACCGTTGCCGGACGCCGCGAAGAACGGCTTGCCGTCGTAGATCAGGCCCTCGTTCGGGTTGGCGTGCCCGGGGAACGATCCCTTGAACACGGTGCGGTCACCGGCCGAGATCGAGCCGCGGTTGAAGACGTCCGCGGCCATCTTCTCCTTCTTGGCCGCGAAGCCGCCTGCGATGCCGCCCATCTTGCTCGTGATGAGCTCGGTGATGAGGCCCTTCGCGTTGCTCGAGCGCCACATCTCCTCGGGGATGATGATGGACCCGGAGAGCTTGCGGCTCTTGATGAACCACTGGTAGCCCTCGGACGCAGACCGGGCCGGCGCGTTCTGGCCGCGCTCGATCTCCTCGGGCTCCGTCTGGGCGCACAGGGACTTGGCGGTCCACCCATCCTCGACGCCGTCGGTCGGGAGCACCTCGAAGATCTGGGGGAACAGCAGCGGGTTGCGCTTGTACGCCTCCATCACGACGGGGTAGCCCGCGTCGGTCACGAGGCCGGGAAGCTGGGTACGATCGACAGAGGACATCACACCACCCCGGCGGGAATGAGCTTGATGGAGTAGAAGACGGTGTTGGCGGCCGTGTCGACGCGACGGATCAGGATGTTGTCGTCCGTGCTCGCGTCGATGTTGATGGTCTGGCTGCCGCCGTAGTCGCAGGTCAGCCCCTCGATCGCGCGGGTCACCGTGCCCGCATCGGGCGGCGCCTCGTAGATCGACTGCTCGGAGACGTCCATGAGCACCGTCGCGCCGCCGTCGCTCGCGGGGGCCGTGACGTTCTGCATGGCGATGCCGACGGCAATGTCCCCGGCGGACGCGACCTTGACGTAGCCGGCGGTGGCATAGATCAGGTGGTCGCCGACGGAGATGTCCCCGCTGGACGAATCGACGTAGGCAACGACGGGGATTCGCACCCCCTCGCGGTAGCCGTAGATGGTCGGCGTGAAGGCCATTTCAGTTGACTCCCTGCTGCTTCAGTTGCGCGGCACGGCGCGGATCGGAACGTTGGACGATCGCCCACCAGTCGGCGGGGTCCTTGCCGTAGCGGGGCGCCTCCGCGGCGATCTCCGCCGGGATGCCCTTCATGTCGGTGCGGGCCGGCGTTCCCCGCTGCCCACCCTGCGCCCGGGGCTCGTCGCCCTTGAGCAGCGCCCAGTTGGTCTCGAGGTAGTCGGCGAGGTCCTCGCCCTTGAGCGCGGCTGGGACGAGCGAGCGGCGATCCTCGGGGATCTCCTTCACGCGGGCCTTGTTGCGCTCCTCGATCTTGGCGAGGCGCTTCTCCTCGGCCTTGCGGAACCCGTCGAGCTCGGCGGCGAGCTTGTCGGCGCGCTCCTTCTCGGCCCCGTACAGCTTCTCGTGCTCGCCGCGCTTGAGGGCGGCGGCCTCGTCGTCGGCCTTGGCCTTGGCGGCGCGTTCGGCCTCCGCGGCACGGAGGGCGGCCAACTCGGAGACGGCCTTGTCGTACTCGGCCCTGTCCACCTTGGCGGATTCGGCGGCCTTCGCGGCAGCGTCGGCGGCGGCCTTGGCTGCGGCGTCGCCTCCAGCATCGTCGGGAGAGCGCGTCGGGAGGCGGAGGAGATGCATGGGGGGAGGTGTAGCGGGCGGGCGGGACGCGTGTCCATTGGTCGGGGCCTGTGACGTCGCCAAAGTCACGCCGCGATATCACCCACATATAGGATTGACGTCAGGCCCAGACCCCCATAGAATGTGGTCATGGCTGACGACGCAACCCCCTCGCCCAACGCTCGCCGGGGGTTCCCCCTCCGGCTGCCTGTCGATGTGTTCCAGCGACTCCGCCGGGCTGCCACGCGCGACCGGCGGAGCGTGAATGAGCAGATCGTCCACTACGTCGAGACGTGCCTGCCGGTGGACGAGCCGGTGAAGGGGGCGGCGTGAGCGTTCTCGATCATCTTTGGGCTGGCGCCGAAATCCGCGCTGGTGACATGCTCACCCTCGGCACGAACGGACTCGCCTATCCCGTGGCTCTGCGCCGTCCGCGCCACAGCACGACGGCGAAGCGTCCTCCCCGCATGCTCGCGTCTCGCCGTGACCGGGTAGTGCGGCGATGACCGACCCCCGCGCCCTCATCAACGCCCAAGCCGCAATCGACCAGCACCAGAACCTGATGGACACCCTCGGCGCGGCCCTCGCGGCGCTCAAGGCGGATCCTGACAACCCGCTGGCCGCGACAGGCCCGATCCTCGCGGGCATCGGCCCGTCGAACGCCATCGAGGAGCGGCGCCGTGCCGCGCTTCTCGCCCTCGGCCCGCCCGCTGATGTCGTGGTCCGCATCCCGCGCGAGCCCGTCGAGATCCGGCGGGTGATCGTCGGGAGGACGTCGTGACCGACGCCGGATCCCTCGCCCTCGGCCGCCGCATGATGGCGTGCCGGGGGTTCCGGTGGGTGGACGGGATGGCGCGACTTGGACCGGGTGAGCCGCGCGTCCTTGATGTGTTCGTCTATGACGACGGGACCTGGCTCCGCTTCAAGACGGACGCCGACTTTCACCCAGACGACCTTGCCCGTGGCGAAGGCTTTGGCTGGGGCTGGGAGCGCGCCGATGCCTGCATCCCCGACCTCCGCGACCCCGCCACCGCTGGCCTGCTGCCGATGCTGGTGCGGGAGGTGCTCGGAAGCGAGCACATCGTGGCACAGTGGAACGGTTTTCTTGGCCGGACATGGGATCCCGACGTGGACGACCCGGACAATGACCGCGACGCCGTCGCGCGGGACAACCTGCGCCAGTGGCAGATTCGCGAGCAGGTTGCTGGGGGTCGCGTGCTGGGAGCCGGCGCGACCCGAATCGACGCATGGCTCGCCGCCTGGGAGACCGCCCGATGACCGACCCCAAGACTATCCCCTACTTCGAGGACTCGATCCGCGTGGACGACGTGACGGGCTTCCCGACCCTCACCTTCGATGGCGAGCGCTACGGCCTGCCGACGTTCACGGCGCGGTTGACGCCCGAGGCGGCGCGGATGCTCGGACGGCTGCTGACGGCGGTGTGTGATGCGATGGAGGTCGCCGATCCGGGAGTCGCGGAGCCCGTCCTGTCCGCCGATCCGGCGTGGCCGCCTTCACCATTCGATGTCGACACTCCGGGCCCGATCCACGACGACACGACCGCGGTGGCGATCCTGCGGGCGCGGACGGGTTGGCGGCCGCGCGACCTCGCTGCGGAACACGAGGCATGCATGGCTGACCTCCGCGCGGGTGCACACATCTCCGGCATGGGCGATCTCATGGTCGTCGCCGAAGTCGTGAAGGCGGTGAGCGTGGAGGTCCAATGCCTCATCGGCGGCCCGGTGCGCCTGCACATGGAGGCGGGCGACGGGCGCGCGGTGCCCGTGGTCGAGGCGGCCGACCTCGCGACCGCAGCGGCGGAATTGCGCGAATGGGCGAGCCACGAACAGGCGCGGGGGCCGCGATGACCGACCCTCGCTGCGTGGGCGTCCTGTCCAGCCACCGAGGGCGGCACGTCAACGGCTGTCGGTGCCCCGACCAGGTGCTCGCTCGTGGCTTTCGCGCTCTCGCGAACCCAGCTACTTCGCCGCCTCCCTCCCCCGCAACTCCCCCAGCGTCAGCACCCGCCCCTGATCGCTGAACGCCCCAAGCGGCACGCCGTCCTTCCACTCCGCCAGCCGCGCCGGCCCGAGGATCTCCCGCTGCTCGGCAAGGGGCCGACGCTTGAGCCACCGCTCGAACGAGAACCGCGCGCCGGGCGGCTCGACGCGGGCGACAGCGGGCGGGTGGTAGAGCTCGCGGAACGAGCGGAGCGTGGGGGTCGTCGTCCCGCGGCACCGCGGGTGGAACGGAGGCGCCCGGAACTCCGCCGGGAGTCGCCGCGCCGCGTCGTACACGTAGACCGTCCCGTGGAGCGGCGCGCAGATCAGGCACGTTGACGAATCCAGCGTCTCCAGGATCATGACGCCGCCGACCGCCTTGTTCCCCGCGTAGAGGTCGAGGGCGGCGCGGTTCGCGGCGGTCTGGATCTCCGTGCGGGCGACGGCGACGACCCGATCCCGCGCGAGGTTCATCGCGGCGATCCCGGCCTGCGCCGCGTCGGGATTGCCTGCGAGGACGCCCGAGATCGCCTGCTGGACGGCGTCGTGCTCGGCGTGGAGGTGGGTGGGGAGGGCGGTCACGGGAGCGTGCCGAGAAGGTCCCCCACGAACGCCCGTTCCGCGTCCGCCGCTTCCGCCGTCGCCGCATCGAGGTGCGCGGTCATCGCCCGCCCCATCGCGACCACGTCTCGCGTGAGAGTGCGGCCGAGGGCGGCGAGGCGGGTGCGCTCGTCGGGCGTCAGGGGGCGCTGTGCGGCGATCGTGAGCAGCGCACGGACGTCGTGGTAGGCGCGGTCGTGGTGGGCGAGCAGGGTGCGGACGGTGCCGCCTTCGAAGCGCAGGAGACGCAGGCGGTGGGCGATCGTCTCGTCGGCGGCGGTGTCGTTCCAGGTCATTCGGGCACGGTGGTCATGCGGTTTTCGAGGCAGCGCACGGCATACCAGAGGTCTGGGATCTGCATGTCCCCGTAAACCCACCCTGTGGACGCACCCCGGCCAGTGGTCACCGCAGCCATGGCAACGGCGCGGATCTCACCCGCCTTCGCGCGCGCCAGCATGGCCTCCAACGCCTCAACGACACCGGGAGCGGCGGTCTGGCGGGCGTCCGCGAGGGTGACGATCTTGCGGCGACGGGCGCTCATCCGCCCACCTCCGCCTCGTGCGGCACGTTGGCCGGGATCGGGAACCGCGCAGCGTTGCGCTCGCCCCGTGCGCGGCACTCGTCCTCGGTGGCCCCGAACGCGACGCGACGGGCGCCGGTGCAGTCCGGCGTCTCGTAGCTCTCGTGGGCGACCCACGGCATGCCGGGGACGTTGGTGTCGATCTGGACGCGTTGGCCGATGTCGAGAGGGGCGGTGCGCCAGTTCACGCCGCACCCCCAGCCGCCGCCCCACCGTCCGCGCCGCCGCCATTCGCTCCAGGAGTCGCGCCGCCATCCGCCCCCTCCGGCCCCCCTGCCCCACCGCCGTTCGCGCCGTCAGCGAAGAACTGCGTGGCGCGGACGGCCGTCTCGTCAGCCACCTCGGACGCGTACGTCTCCGGGTCCTCGTCCGTGTCCACCACCCCGAGCCGCTGGAGGTGGCGCACGTAGTCGGCGCGCTTGATGTCGGGCTTCACGAGCGCCAGGTTCGTCAGCTCTTCCGACAGGTTCGCGGGCACCACGGGCGGCGCGTCGATCTTGAACGGGCAGGCGTCGGGGTCGTACGCGGGGCCGCCGCGCTCCATCGACACCGCCATCGCGGTCACCTCGGAGAGCGCCCGGTAGAAGCCCCGACGCATCCGCTCCATCTTGAGCGCGAACGACCGCACGCGCATGTTGCGCGCCGTGCCCGACTCCTGCGGGGCGTCGCTGGCGAACACGAACTCCGGCGCGGTCTGCTCGATGTGCTTGAGGATGTCGCGCTGCTGCTCGAGGAGGTGCGGCAGAACGCCCTCGCCGACCGACACGTACTCCAGCGCCCCGTCCTTCGGCACACCGTCGAACATCCGCCCGAACCGTCCCACCTTCGCGGCCCCCTCGGCGCCGACCTTGAACCCGCGCGCGACCAGCGTGGGGTTGCCGTAGCGGTTGGCGATGGCGGCGTTCTGCGTGACGAGGGCGTCCGCGCGCATCAGCAGTCGCGCGATCCCCTCGGGTGCCGACAGCGAGTGCTCAGGCTGGATCAGGGGCTTGGCGCGGAGGTGGACCATCGGCACGACGGAGAGTCCGTGCGGGCCGCTCTCCTTCTCCGACAGCGTGCCGTTCCGCGTGACCGTGACCGTTTCGCGGGTGACGACGCGGCGGTAGCTGGTCGCGGCCTCGTCGGGCGCGGCGCCGTTGCGAGCGGCCATCTGCGGGCCGGGCAGGTGGTCGAAGTCGATCGTCACCGACTCCAGCTCCGTCCCGGTCTCGGCGTCGTACACTGCGGTCACCACGCGCGGGTCGTAGCCGACGACCACGACGCGGCCGTCCGCCCGGCGCATCGCCTCAAGCCACCAGTCGCCGAGCTTGCACGTTTCGGAGCTCCAGAGGTCGAGCGACGCGTCCATGCGCGAGCGGTGCCAGACCGCCTCGCCGCGGGGGAGGAGCGACGCTGTGCCCGTGCCGTACGTCTCCAGCGTGAGCCCCGTCGCGAGCGCGGCGGCGTCCGTGTCGGTGATGAACGCGTAGTGGCGGTACAGGCGGCGGGTCTGCTCGATCTCGTTGCCCGAGTCGTCGAACGCGCGGAACAGGTGCTCGATCTTCTGCGTCGCGGCCGAGTAGACCCGCAGGAGGTACGCGTCCTCGCGGAAGTCGTAGACCGCGCGCCACTCCTCCTCGGACTCGGGGGCCGGGTCGTAGCCCGCCGCGGGGGTGTAGACGGGTTCGCTCCAGTTCTCGATCATCGGTAGCCCCTCGTGGTCGGGGTGATGGTGGGCATGCTCTCGTTCGACAGGAGCCAGTCGGCGCGCTCGATGGCGTCGGGGGCGTCGTCGTGGGCAGCGGTCGGAAAGTCGCGGAACTGCTCGATCACGGCGAGCGGCAGGTCGTCGGCGAACTGGATGAAGCCGTTGATCGCGTCGGGCTGCAGGCGCGAGATTCGCACGATCTTGTCGCTGGAGAGCTTGTGGCCCTCCATCGGCAGTTGCCACGCCCGCCCCTGCTGCTTCCGCTCGGCCTTCTCGCGCTCGAAGCCCTCACCGAACAGGGCGCCCAGCCCCGTCTCGTCCGTGCCCCACTTGCCGCGCGGGAGGTGCTCGAACTCGGCCCACACCCGGGCGCGCTGCGTGTCTGGCGGGCCCTTGTCGAGCGTGCAGCGGAGGACGAACCGGTACCCCGTGCGGCGCTCGCAGGCGACGGTGGCGAGCGCCGGGAAGTCGCTCGTCGCCTTGCCCAGCGACGGGTCGAGCCAGTGCGCGATCTCGCAGTCGGCGAGCGGGACGACGCGGCCGGGGATGGCCTTGCCGCCGACCTCGCGTGCCGGCATGTGGATGTGCGTCCCGTCGAACCGGAAGCGCTGGAAGCGGTCGGTGTCGAACACCTGGCGCTCGGGGTCGCGCGGCTCGTTCTGCTTCTCACTGTAGAACGACGCGACACCGTCCGCCCACAACAGCAGCATCAGCGCCCACAGCGGCTCGTTCTCCGGCCACAGGACCTCGGCGCCGCGGTCCATCTCGTCCCGGTGGGCGTCGTAGAACGCGCGTGCGGTGGCTTCGCGGTCGGGGTCCTCGAGCCGCGCCCAGAGCCGGCGGCAGTCCTCCCAGAGGTCCATCCGCTCGGGCCACGCGAGCACGGCGCGCCAGCGGACGGCCCGCCAACCCGGCGACTTGAGCAGGTTCGCCAGCATGCTGTCGGGGTGGAGCACGGTCCCGACGACCCGGTAGATCGTGCACCGGCTCCCCGACTTGAGGATGTCCTTTGTCAGGAAGTCCCACGTCTTGGCCCGCTGGTCGGGGCTCCGGACGCGCTCGGGGTGCTCGCCGTCGTCGATGATCCACTTCGTCGGGCGGATGCCGGCGTGCTTCACACCGCGGACCGTGCCGCCGAAGCTGAACGCCTTGATGCGCGTGCCGACCGCGACGCCACCGGGGCAGGTGACGACGAAGTCCGTCTCGGTCCCCCGCAGCGTGAACGGGCCGAACACGCGGTGAAGGTCGGCGTGGGCCTCGGCGTCCTTGAACGTCTGGTGCAGGTCCTTGACCAGGTCCTCGGACAGCCCGAACGTGGTGGAGGTGAGCCCGATGAACGCCTCAAGCCCGTAGCAGACGTCGTGCACGGGCTCGGCGTACGACTCCAGCGTGGACTTCGCGCCGCCACGGGGAGCCGCGTCCGCGATCTTGGCGGGGGCCTCGCGGGCGTCGAACGAGGTCTTGGGGCGCGCGAGGAAGTCGAGGTGCATCCGGTTCCAGTCGAGCGGGAACCGGCCCTCGAGGAACAGGCGGCAGAACAGGGCGCGGTCGGTTCGGCAGCGGGCGAACAGGACCGCGTCGGTGGATTCGTCGTCAGCCGCCAGGGAGTCGCAGAGCTCGGCGAACGCGGGCGGGGACAGGGTCCGCACCGTCTCGGTCGCTTCGGGATCCAGGGCCGCTACCATCGCCCACCACGCCGAGGGCCTTGCCGAGCTCGTTGGTGGCCTTGACCACGTTCGCCAGCCCGATCCCACGGTCCTTGGCGCTGGCTGCCTTCCATGCGTCGGCGTCCATCGCGAACTCGTCGATGCGGCTGCGCAGGTTCCCCAGCACGCGCTGGTACCACGAGAGCGCCCCCTCCTCGGCGGCGGCCCCCATTGCTTGAGAGGCCGCTCGCCGGAACTCGCCGTCCCGGCTCCTGTCCCGCTCCTCCCACCAACGGCGCGCGGTGTGTTCCGCAATCCCCTCCGCGACCGCCACCCCCATCACGTTCGGGATCGGCTCCCCCGTCTCCCACCGTGCGGAGGCGTAGAGCGCGCCCATGACCCGCGCCCGTGTCTCGGGGGGATGGCGTTTCGCTCCCATGGTTCAGAACGTACACCGGATCAATGTATCCGATCCATCGGTGAATCGCGATGGGGCGATACGCGTTGCGTGCGTTCGGGCGGCCACCTCACGTCCCCGCCTCGTCTCGGGGCTCAGCCGGTTCGCTCGCCGCATCGACCACCATGCGCCTGCGCTCCGTGAGGCGCAGTCGTGCTTTCGCAGCCTCCATGATGTCCCGGGCCGCTCGCCTCGCCAATCTCATGGGAGCCTTCTTCCCTGCCAGCTCGAACGACCGCACCTCGTCCAATCCCATCTGGGCGCGCCGCTCCAGCGCGACCAGCCCGAGCCATTCGTCCCGCTCTTCCGTCGTCATCACGCCCTCCAGCCGTCGTCGTCGTGGTCCTCTTGGTGCGGCGCGCGTGCGCCCCTCGGGGGATTGCCCGCGAACCGAGTCACGTCTGCCAGCGACCGGAACCGGTGCCGGGATCCGTCGTACGCGAGTTTCACCGTGCCGCTCGGACCGTGTCGGTTCGCGCCGATGATCACTTCGCAGATCCCCGCGTTGTCGCTATCCTTGTCGTACACGTCCTCTCGGTGAAGAAGGAGTACGGCGTCGGCATCCTGCTCGATGGCGCCGGACTCGCGGAGATCCGACACGGCCGGCTTCTTCACCGTCCGGTCCTCGGCCTTCCGGTTCACCTGCGCCAACGCAATGACGAGGACCCCGAACTCGCGGGCGAGCAGTTTGAGGCCACGGCTGATCTCGCTCACCACCTGTTCGCGCGTCGCGTTCCGGCCGGGAGGCGCTCCGCAGAGCTGGAGGTAGTCGAGCACCACCACCTTGAGGTCGGGGCACCGCTTCTTCAGCGTGCGAACCTTGGACCGGATGACCCCCATGGTCACGCCGGGCTGGTCGTCGATCCAGATCTGCAGCGCCGCCATCTCGCCATAGGCCGATCCGATCCGCGTCTGCTCGGCGACCGAGAGCCGTCCCGACCCGATGTTGCGGCCGTCGGTATCTGCCTCGCGTGAGAGCGCCCGCTCTACGAGCTGCCAGCGACTCATCTCGAGCGAGAGAAATCCCACGGGCAGTCGCGTCGCCATGTTGAGGACGAAGTTCAGGGCGAGGTCCGTCTTCCCGACCTTGGGGCGAGCCCCGATCACGACCATGTGTCCGGGTCGAGAGCAGAGCATCCCGTCGAGGTCGGCGTACCCGTAGGCGAGCGGCGCCTCTCCGACCGGGTCCGCGATCCGACGGTCCAGCGTTGCTGCCGTCTCGCGGAGGACCTCCTCGAACGAGTGCCATCCCGCCTCCGACGAAGGCGCCACCATCTGCAGGTCGCCGAGGATCGCATCGACCTGACGCGCGAGGGCCTCGGGGGCACCGCCCGCCTCCGCCAGCGCCTTGATCCGGTCCCCGGCCTCTCGGTACGCTCGCCGCAGGGCCAGGTCCCGGATCTGCGCAGCCAGGCGCGGCATTGCTTCGGGCACAGGGATCCGGTCCGGCGGGAGCAGGGCCGCCGAGTCCGCGCCGCCGAATCGATGAAAGCCGCGATCCCCCATTGCCAGCAGCACGACGTTCACGTCAACGGGGCCTTCGGCGTCAAGGTCGGCGAGAAGCCGCCATGTCTCCCGACTCATCTCGTAGAACAGGTGGCCAGACTCCACGATGCGTGTCACTGTCTCTCGGGTGTCGGGGAAGTGGATCAGCCCCGCAAGCAGGCTTCGTTCAGCGTCGCGGGATTCGAGGTCCTTCATGGGGGCGGGCTCCGGTCGGTGTTCCAGACGGCGAGGAACTGGCGCTTGAGTTCGGGTTCGGTGTAGCGGTCGCGAGTCTTGAATCGCAGTGTTCCCTGCGGGACCTTCTTCAGCGTCGCAAGCAGGCGCTTCTGACGCTGGGTGGTCGGCTCCGGCATGGGGTCCACCTCGCCGACGCCGTGCGCCCACTGCGTGAGTTCGGACCAGGGGTCCTCTGCTGGCACCGGTGCCGTTTCTCCGCGAGATGGGGCATTCGTGGCGGCAGGTCGAGGCACAGACCCGAGGGGCCACCCGGCACGACTGCAGGCTTTCGCCACCCGTTCCCCGCCAGGATCGCCGAGCCCTCGCCATCGCGAAATCTCGGCTTGCGTCCGGCAGAGCAGGTCTTCCGGGGTGTCGCAGTACTCGGCGATCACCCCGAGGTCCATCGGTCGCAGTCCGAGCGGGGCGAAGTCCTCTGGGGGCTTGCGGGTCGGCGAGTTCGCGCGCGGGGTGTCTCTCTCTTCCTGTGAACTGTGAGCTGTGGACGCGCGCGCGGAGATCGCGCGCGTAGTCGGGTCGCTGTCGGGAGTCTGTCGGGTCCCTGTCGGGTCGCTGTCGGGTTTCGCCTCGGATTCCCGGCGTTCGTCCGTTCCGTCTGTCGGGTCGCTGTCGGGTCGCTGTCGGGAGTCTGTCGGGTCGCTGTCGGGCGTCGTCGGTCGGCGACGGTCCTTCGGCTTGACCTGCCGGTGCCCGCGGAGCCACTCCAGGGTCGCGTGGCGGTGCTCGTCCTGCCAGTGGAGGATCTCGACGGCCTTGCCGTCGATCTGGACGATGCGCGTCCGCGAGAGGAAGAGGGACGCCCGATCGCGCGCAGGCTCCCCGCTCGGAGTGCGCCAGTTCCACTCCGCCGCGAGCTCGCGCACGGTCGGAAACGCCGAGGGCTTCATGAGCCCCTGACGGCGCTGGCCGTGCATCCAGCGCAGATGCACGAGCGCGAGCTCCTCGGGCCACTCACGGTCCGAGTTCTGCGCACGAATCGCCGCGTAGACGAACGGCCACGACTCGTCGGGAATGGCGGTGAAGCCGCTCAAGCACGCCACCAATCAGAACGGGTTGTCATCACCCTCTCCTTCCTCGCCCGTCGCAATCACCGCCTCGAGGAAGGTGACTCTGCGTGTCTCCATGACGAATCGAAAGACGTCGCCAGCACGCTCGCAGGCCCGGCAGATCCAGATCCGCTTGCTGCGGAAGACCTCGAACGAGGGAAGCGCCTGGCAGCAGAACGGGCACCGACCGACGAACCGGTCGAAGTACTTGACTCCCCCGTCGATGGCCGCGGTCAGTTCAACCGCCGGCTGGATCCGCCGCACGATGTCCACATGATTGCGCACGTCATCGACGAGCGAGCGCGGCACCGAGCCGGACCCGTGGTGGGCACGCAGGATCGGGAGCGCGACATCAATCGGCCGAACCGGGCTCACAGCCCCTCCCCGTTGTCCGCCTGCTCGTTCTCGCGAGCCTTGACGTAGGCGCGGAAGCCGTCCCCCAGGAAGATGTGGCGGATCCCCTTGGCGGCGAGGGTTGCCTTGTCAGCGGCTGGCATGGGGTAGCAGGTAGCCGCAATCAGCGGCGACCACTCCAACCGATCCCGGCCGGGCCGGCGATCAGTGTAAGGCTCATAGACCGCGATCTGGCGAACGATATCGGCCACATCGACGGGTCGAGCCTTCACCTCGATCCATGTCTCCGTCAGCAGGTGCGCGCTTGGGGTGGTCTTCCAGCCAAAGCCGGTCGCGCAGGAAGCGCGATGCGTCGGCGGCTCGGCGGCACCACCCCCAAACCTCGAACCGAAAAGCGGGTTCGGCTCCTCGCGTTCGATGGTGAACGTGTCCGTGTGCTCCCAGTTCACCTGAGTTGCGGCGAACGCGAGGTGCACATCCCAGAAACCAACAAGGAAGTTGCGCCCCTTGTGAATCGCGACCTCCGTTTCGGCCCCGTATGGACGCATCGCATACCAGCCCGGAATCGAGGGTGGATACGCCTTGGGCGTGTTGTTGTACCGATCCGGCTTGGGGAGGTCCATCCGGACGGCCTGCATGGGCGGAACGGGCTCGTGCATCTCTGGCCAGAAGACCCGCGCCAACTTCGCCGCCGTCTCCTTCTCGCAGAGGTACTGGCAGGCGAGGGTGTGGGTCCGATCGCGACGATCGGGGTCCTGGAACCCCAGGGACGCGAGAAGAGTCCGATCCGAACTATGCGCCATGACGACGATCCGTTGCGCGCGAAGAACGCGCCGTGGTAGACGTGGGTCTGGCGGCGCTCCCCGACGATCGGGTTGAGCGTCGCGCCCCAGGGACCGCTGCTAACGGTGCCTGGAGTGCATCCAGCGTAGCCGGTCGTACATCCAATCGCCACGTCGGGACCGCACTTTCCGCCAATGGATTGGCATTCTCAATCGCCCGCAGCACCGCCTCACCCTCGGGCGAATCGAGCCACGCGCAGACGCCTGCGGCGTGGGTCACGCCGCCTCCCCGTTCCGCACGTTCCACGCCTCGCGCAACGCGGCGATCCGCTCCTCAATGCCCCGAATCCGCCGCTCGTAGTTCGTGACCACCGCGCCGAGCTCGGCTTCTGTGGCGATCAGGTAGTACCCGTCCGGCCCGCTCCCGATTGCGATGTGGCACTCTTCGATGGCGAACAGCACCAGCGCCCGCACCGTCTCCGCCGTGCGCTGCTTGGAGACCCCGAGGCGCTGCCGGAGGGTGTCGGCCGGGATGGCGTTGGCATGGCCAACGCCGAGGAGCGCGACCAGGCGCAGGGCGTTGGTCTCGTTCACGTAGCTGGGGCGGACGTTGGGGATCATGCGGCCTCCGGAGTGGCGACGGACTCCCATCCGAGCGTTCGAATCGTGACCAGCGTGTGCGCCTCCTCGCCTCTGGCGCCCATCCAGTCCTCGGCGACAAGCCGCGCCACCTGCCCGTCATCCGCGAGCGGGTAGCCCCGGACGCCGACCACCTTGCGCATGTGCTTCGGCACCTGGAGCGCGTCGGCCACCGCCTCGCAGAAGTTCTCGAGGTCCGGGCGGACGGGTCGGAGCACGCGCGTTCCCCGCTTCCACACGTCGAGCGGAAGCCACTCGGGCCGCGAGGCAAGCCGTTCCGACACACAGGTGATGACGAGTTCCACAGGGCCCACAAGCGCTCCAGCGTGGTAGCCCCGGCGAATCAGCGCCTCGGCCTCATCGCGCCACCGCTGGTAGTTCTTGTCGAGGAACCAGCCCCCGTTGGCGCCCTTGCGAATGTGAGGCGCAGGGAACGGGGCGGGAAGATGGATCGAGATCACGTCTTCCTCCCTGGGCAAGCCCCACGCTCGCCCCGCATCACCCAGACGCCCACGGCATGCGCCTCCGCCCCGCCCCGCCCGTCGAGCAGCGCACACGCCCCCGCGCGATCGTGACGGCACCCGACGCACGGGGAGACGCCTGCGCGGGGATCCTCCCCCTCCCCGACCATCCACGCCCCCATGCGCTCCCAGAGGGTCACTGGTGCGCGCGGCGGAGGTGGCAGCGCGAGCGAGAGTTGCGCAGTCACGCGGCCTCCGCATTCGTGACGAGTTCCACGCCCGCATCCGTTGGCCACCGCCGCAGCGGATGGATGACGACGCCCCACTCGACGAGGTCCGCCACCGCGCGGTTGATGTTCCCTGACGGTGCGGCACCCACCCAATCCGCCATCGTCGCGGGCGCCCGCCGCACCAGTTCGGCGAGGAGCGCGGCACGGAGCCCGGTCGGGTCGATCGGTCCGTCCCCCTCTGCCGCGTTGGCGACGACTTCGCGCGGATCCTCGGCGGCGAGCTCCGTCCACTCCTCGGCAACGAACGGCGGGCGCTGGCGCTCGACAAGCCCGCGCTGACGCAGGCGGTTGAGCAGGTCCGAGGCGCGCGTCGTCCACTCCGCCGACCCGTCGCGGATAGCTGCGCGGACGGCGAGGTAGTTCGCGGTTCCGGTGACGCGCGGCCGCCAGAGCGTCTGCCCGATGTCCTCGGCCGTGAGTTGGCCGGGGCGGTTGACGACGAGCCGCAGCACGTCGAACGCGGGCTTTCCGGGGCGGACGGCGATCATGCCGCCACCTCCCGCCGCAGAAACGCCCCCGCCCGCTCCCCGAGCTCGCGCCGGAACGGCGTCTCGGTGAACAGCGAGCAGCAGTGCCAGCGGTCGAGGCGGGTGCAGGAGCGGGGGCAGATCATGCGGCCTCCGTCGGCTCGACCGCCGCCGTCCGCTGGTCCAGCCACGCCGAGATCCCGCCCCGCCGCCGACCGCCCTTCGACGTGCGCACCGGCTGGAACGACGGCAGCCCACGAAACCAGCTCTTGCCGCGGTTCCAGACGAGCCCGCGAGCCCGCATTGCCTCCAGCGTCCACTGGGTGTGGCGCACATCGGCGCCCGCGAACCGCGCGATCTCGTCGATGGTGGACCCCGGCTCGCGACGCAGGCAGCGCAGGATGTGGCGACGGCGCTCGTTCACGCCCGCCTCGCCGCCGGACACGCCGGCACCCCGAGCAGCCGCCGCACCTTGCGGACCATCCCAGACGAGACGCCCGCCATCGCGGCGATCTCCTTGTCCTGGACCTTGCCCAGCAGGTGCTCGAACGCCATCACGGGGCTGTTCGGCCGGTGCGGTCGGACGGACGTGCGGACGACCTCGGCGCGCGGCGGGCTCGGCCGCAGCCACGGCACGGGCGGCAGGCCGGCGTAGACCCGGAGCGCGGCGGGGACGTGGACCGCGGGGGTCGGGGTGTCGTCGTCGGGGAAGATCATGCGGCACCTCGCGAAACCGCCATCGCCAGCCGTTCCAGCGCACGGGCGTGGCGCTCCGGGTCAATCTCCGCGCCGACGTACGCGCGGCCCTCCAGCGCGCAGGCGCGGGCAACGCTGCCCAAACCCGCGTAGAGATCGAGAACGCGTCCATCCTCTGGGCACCATCCCCGAACCATCTCGCGCTGGTAGGC